CGCGCCGCAGCTTCCATCCGGGCAACCCGACCGCGCGCCTGGGCATAGCGATTTTCCAACTCCAACAATTTTTCCTGATACGCCTCTTCGCCGATCAGCCCTTCTTCGCGCCGCAGCGCCAGAATGGATTTTTCCTGTTCGACATATTCCTGCAATGCTGCGAGACGATCCTGCATGAAATCCGGCAGGCGGGCTTGCGTATCGCCGCGACGCGCCCCGGAATCGCCACCACCGCCCCCGCCAGTTCCAGGCAGGTCTTCGCGCTCCAGAGGATCGACGCCACCGGCAAGCTGCGCAATGAACTTGTCGCGTTCGGCCTTGGCGGCCTGCAAATCCAGCAGCTGCTGGTTCACGATGTTCATTTCCTCTTCCGTCGCGCCAATGCTGGCGCGCAGAAGACCTGTGTTTATTTCACCTCCGCCAACCAGTGAACGCGTCGCTCGGTCTTCCTCCCAATCCAGATCACTCAGCAAATCCTGACGCTTCGTGGCCATTTCATCAAGCTGACCGCGCAACATATCCATTTTTCCGCTATCCGTGAATCCGAACGCGTTGTCGATCGATGTCGCGGCGCGCAAAGCGAACTGATGCGATGATCGCGCCATTGACGACATGATGCTGTGCCACTTGTCCGCGATCTCGACACCGCGCGTGATCAACGCCTCGTCAATCACGTTCCCCGCATCGCGCGCGGACTGTTCCAGTTGCGCCATCCCTTCAACACCGTTGACCAACAGATTGCGCATTTCAGGACCGGCAGACCGCCCGAACAGCTGTGCCGCGATTGCGGCCTGTTCCGCGCCATCCTCCACGCCTGCAAGCCTTGTCAGCACCTGGTCCAGCATCTGTTCGGTTGACAGACCTTCGTCGCGCATTTTCGCAACCGACAAGCCCAGCTTTTCAAACGACAGGCTGATTGTTGACGATTTGGTTTCCATCCCCGAGGCCACTTTGCCCAGGGTGACGTTGAACTTTGACAACGCGGTGTCCATCTTGTCCGCTGAAATACCGGACTGCTCCGCCGCAAATCGCAATGTCTGCAAACGTTCCGCACCGATGTTGGCGGCGCGCGCCGCCTTGTCGATACTGTCCGCCACCTCCAGCGTCTTTTTTGCCATCACGCCCGCCGCCGCTCCGGCGACCACAAACGCAGCCGCCCAACCCCGCATCATCGCGCCATTTGACGCCAGCCTGCGGCTGAAACTCTGGGCATCGCGATCGGCACGCCGCAGGCTTCTGCGGAATGGCCGCTCATCGCCGCCGATCCGGACGGGGATTTCAGGTGTCATCAGCTTTCTTTCTCGGAGTCCAGTTATCCGCCAGATCAGACAAGCGTTGCCACTTGTCCGCCTCGCTGGGCTGGGTGAATAAGGTCGGAACCTTGGCGGTCAGGAACCACCACGCCTCGGCAGGTGGCATCTGCCAGAAATAATCAGGGGCCATCCCCTGCGCGATGCAGGCGGCATACAATTCCGCTATCAGGCCCCGGAAATCTTTTTTTCGTCGTCTGACGCCCCGCGAGCCAACGCAGCCGGGGGCAACAGCATGGCGATCACGCCATCCAGGGTGGCGTGCATCATTTCAATGGCGTCCACCTCACCGGTCATTCCACGCGCCACGACCAGATAGACCTCTTCGTCTGTGACGACCGCACCGGCGAAGCGCAGCGCCGCGCCATAGGCCATCGCCAGGGTCGTCATCAGAGGGCTTTCCAGAATCTCGAAAACCGACCTGCGGCTGTCCTGCACCAGCGCCACTTCAACCTTGTAGGCCAGTCGCATGCACCGTTCGGGTGGGACGGTGTAGTCCTGCCCGTCCCAGGTCAGCGTCACCGCCTCAAAAATATCCTTCATGACGATCAGGCGGCAGGGGTGTACAGCCAGGGTCCCGAAGCCCGGAACGTGGCCGTGAAGGTCGACTCACCGCGATGTTCGTTGCCGTCCGCGTAACCTGACATAAAAAAGTCACCAGTCAAACTGCCGCCATCACCGTAATCCAACGTCAGATCGGTCAGCAGCTTATCGACACCTGCGCCGCCCAAACCAATCGCGCGCAAGGTATCGTCTTTAATGACACCCTCGAACGACAATTCGAGCGTTTCCGTGCTCGACTGGCCCGCCAAAAATACGCTGAAAGGGCCATCTTCCCCGGACGAGATGTCAATCGGTTCCCCCGAATATGTAACGCCGAGCTGGCGCATCCCGGCCAAAGCCACCGAGTTCTTGCTCAATACCGCATCGCGACCTGCCTGTGCTGTCATTGGTCCGTCTCCTGTTTTCGATTTGAAAGAAACCCGCCCGCAGGGTTCCGGTTTGTCGGGTCAGATCGCCGGTCAGGCGGTCGAAACCTCGGGCTGCCCGAACGGCGTCAGCAACACCGCCCGAAATGTTAAGACCATCATTCCGACGGCAGAGTCAGCCGAACCATCAACGGTGACCTCGACCTGTGTCAGATCGAAATCGAAGGTCAGGCCGTCCAGCACCTCCAGCACAACGACCTCGATGTCAGCGGCGGCGGCGAACATATCGTCTTCCAGATCATCCCCGCCGGTCTTTTTGACCAGCACCTTGATGTCAGGGACGCGCGACACGCAGTTTGCGTCGAACCGGTCCACCTCTACCGTCGATGTGTAGACCGCCCCGATCGGCAATTTCTCGGCGCTGACAGATCGCCAATACGCCTTGCCCCAGGTCACGCCCGGAAAGGCGGACGCCAGCGCGATGCGGATTGCATCGCGGCACGCCGTCACGACATCGGTCATACCGGGTCCTTCAAAAGAAACGAGTGAAACCGATCCGCCGCCGGGCTGCGCGGCTCGACAGGCCGATCAATGCGATATCGGGCGCGCAACGTGACCACCTCGTCACCCGGAACCAGGCGCGCAGCGGCATCGTTCTGCACCTGAATCGTGCTGACGCGCGCCATCACGATTTCGCCCTGGCCGTTCTCGACCTCCAGATCCTCGGACCGCACCACCGCCTGAATTTCATAAGCTGACTGTGCGGCTTTGGGAATGATGGTGACCGGCGCCCCGAAAACATCGTTCAGGATGCCTGCCATTCCATCAAAAAGGGCTGTCACGACAGATCAGCCGTTCAACCGCACGCGACCGGTGGCCGATGGGTTGGCGGCAGCAACCAGCGCTTTGCCGACCAGCGTGTTACCCGAGGCCGTCGTGGTGCACACTTTGTTGGTGTCATCCCAGTAGATCGCAGCGCCAACTGTCCACGCCTGAGCGCTGGTTTTTGCCAGATCAAACACGCCGCGCGTCACCAAAGCGACGACGACCGTATTCGCCGCATCTGTCTGGGCGATACCAAACAACGTGCCGACCAAAGCACCCGCGCCGGATACGACATCATAAGGGGCGGCGACCGTCACGATGTCGCCAGACTGAACATAGTTTTTCATGTGGATTTCCTCGTCAGAGAGTGTGGAATCAAAGCGGGGCGGCCAGAAAGGTCGCCCCGTTATTTGCGTTCATCGAAACCGGCGGGTCCTGATCGATGGATCAGGAACCGGCGTTCATGAAGAGCGTCTGGTATGCCGTCGCGGTCGCGGCGGCATCGATCCGCACCTTGAAATCGGTGCCATCGACAGTCCAACCTTCTTGCTGTTCCATGAACGGCGTGTCGATCCCGTCCAGATACCCGACCTCCAGGCCATCAAACTGGTTCGGATCGGCCAGCATGTACCAGGCCGCACCAGCGATGCGCGCATCAAAGATCGGCTCGGCAGCATCCTTGACCGTGTTATAGGCTCCAGACATCTTTGCCGTGCCCGCCTTCGCCGTATCATCCGGCGCGCTCGCGGAATTCAGCGACTGCAGAACCGCTGACCGGCTCGACGGACCCGCCAACAGATACTTCGGCGAGATATTCAGTTTCGCCTCACCGCTGCCATCCGTCTGCATGGCCATTGCAGTGATCGCCGCGTTGATCGTCGCCTCGGACGGACCGGCACCCGATGCAGCCAGGTTGCCGTGATCCGCATGGAATAATGCGGTCCCGTCAGCCATTACGGGGTTGCTGGACAGCACCGCAAAGACCAGATCGCCCACGGTGCGCTTGGCCGCGCGACCCATCCGCTGCGGAACGGTGGTGAATGCCGACAGGTCATCGTTGATGATGGTCTGACGGGTGATCGAAAACAGCTGCCCATAGGTGGCCAGAACAGCCACTTCACCATGTTCCCCCATCGACCCGTATTCAAATTCCGCGCCTTCTGCGACCTCTTTCAGAGACGGGAAGGAGTCCAGCCCGACACGCTTGTGCGGCTTGAAATCGGACATGATGCCCGCCGAAGTGAACATCGGGAATGTTTCCGGTGCCTCTTCAAAACCTTTCAGCATCGACTTGTTCGCGACATCGGCAAGGATGTTCGTGAAATCACTGACCGAATGCATGCCACCGGCCATCGCAGGGGCGAACGCCGCGCCCGCCATAGCCATGCTGCCGCCGACCGGAATCGCGATGCCCTGGGCAGTCAGCGAGGCGCGCGCAAGTTCCCGCAAGGTCATCCCGGTGAACTCATTGCGTTCACCGCCGTCCAGACCAGCCTTGTCCAGCAGCGCCTTGGTCATGCCTTCGCGGGTCCGGTCGCGGCCATCACCGGTGACGCGCGCGGCACTCCGGATATCGCCACCGTCCGCACCGCTTTCAGCCTTGGCATCCAGAATCTTTTCCAGCGCCGCAGTGACCGGCGTACCATCAGCAATCATCTGCTGCGCCATGCTGGGTGGCAAACCGGCCTCCGCGACGCGACCCGTGATTTTCGACGCACGATCACGTTCCGCCGCCGTGGCGTCGGGCGCATTCGCGACATTCGCCGTTGACGACTCCGTTACCGGATTCGCCTCTTTGGCCTTCGGCGTTTCAGCGTCCGGCGCGATGACATCGTCTTTCATGTCAGTCTCCTTGGTTTGTGGGGCTTCTGCCCCGGTGCTGCAGCCGGAGCTGCCAGAAAATTCGGGGGCACGGTCGGGGCCCCGCCCGTCTGTTTCATTCACGCTAACGACAAACGCCTCAAAGGCAGCGCGCGCCTCGGACACTTCATCCGCCAAACCGGCCTTCACCGCGGCATCACCGCGATAGACGCCCGCCTCGGTCAACAGGGCGGATTCAAGCGTCACGCGACCCTTTCGACCGACAACCACATCCTGCGCAAAACGCAGGCGCATCGCGTCATTATCCTTCTGAATCCGCGACCGAACATCCTCGGGAAGGTGTTCAAAGGGATTGCCCTCCACCTTCTTTTCGCCTGAGTGGATCAGCGTCACCCGCACCCCCTCATTGGCCAATTTGTCTTCAAAATCGACATGCATTGAGACCACGCCAATTGAACCGGCTTCGCCAAACGGCGGGACCGTAATCCAATCAGCCTGCGATGCGATGGCGTATCCTGCTGACAATGCATAGTCGGCGACAAACGCATGAACCGGCTTGACCGCGCGCGCCGCCCGGATCTGCTCGGCAAGATCGAAAATCCCGGCTGCCTCGCCACCAAAACTGTCAATCTCCAGTGCGATCGCACGCACATTCGGGTCACCGACAGCGGCGCGAATCTGCGCGCTCAGACCCTCATAACTGGTGCTGCCCGAGGATTCACCAACCCAGGAACCGCGCCGCACCAGCGTCCCCGTAACGGTGATAACCGCGACCCCCTGAATGATCGAAAATCCGCCGCCGTGTTTTTGCAATTGAATGTGAAGTTCATCACCAACTAGCGATGCAGCATGCGGTTGGTTATGCGCATTGCTGACAGCCCCGGCATCGCCTTTGATCTCGACATCCGCCCCAGCCGCCAGGCCCAGCATCCTTGGCCCAAATGCACGGGCAATGACCGACGCTTTTGTGGGGTCCAGCATGAGCGGCGTATTGAATGCGCGCTGCGCAATATTCAGCATGGTTTGGCCGGTCATTTCTCGCTTTCCTTTTTGTCACCTTTGCCGGTGTCGCCCTTTGCAGCGGCACCCGAATTTGACGCACTAGCGCCTGCATCGCTGGTAAGGACGACGCCCGAAGAACGCGCCCAAGCGCGCTCTTCTTCGATTTCCTGTTCAACTTTGAACGGATCACCACCGCTTTCTCGGATCACTTGCCGCCGCGATTTCTGGCCTGATTTCATGGCGGTTTCTGCCGCCTTGAAATCCTTGGTCGGATCGACAACCGGGCGCACTGGCGGCGTCCATACAATTTCCCAGTCCGTGTTCTTGATGTCAGTAACGTCGCGGATTCCCTCTTGGATCCAGTCCCCGAAACGGGCGCAAACTTGCGCGATCATCAGGTTGTTTTGCCAATCGCGGATATTAGGATCGACATCCATCCGCCCCATCCGTCCCGAGGTATAATTGACACCGCTATAGTCCCCGGTCAGCGCTTCATATGTGATACCCATTCCCGCAGCGATCGTGCGGTCGGTCACCTTCATGAACGCCTCGTAACCGTCAACAGACGGCGGGTTGGTCCAGGTCATTTCCTCACCTTCACCAAGATGCAAAAGCGCGCCGGGCGAAAGCGTTCCCATGTCGGCATCAAACTCAGAACTCGGGCGCTCGGTTTGCAAAACACCCGCGAACATCGCCGCAACCTCCTGACGCTTGACCTGTCCGTCCTGGTATTTCTGCAATTCATGCAACAGCGTGATAACTGGAGCCAGCCAACTGACACCGCGCTGCTGGCCCGCGCGCTGTGGGTCAAACGCGTGAATCACATGACGCGCATCGATCCGCACCGTCGCGGGCATCGCGCCAGCGCGACCACCCGGATGGCTGGTGTAAAGATGATAAGCGACACGGCGTCCGATGCGGTTGAATTCGATCCCCTGAATCGCGTAATTTCCGTTCTTCAAATCCCCATCGACATTGCGGTTCAGGAAATCCGCCTCCAACGCCTGGACCTGAAAGTTCAAAGGCCAGCCGTCTTTCGAACTGCGATACCGGCGGCGGAAAAGGATCTCTCCATCCGTCACGATCGACCCGAAGCCCAGACTTTGCGCCCCAAAAATCGTGCGCAATCCGTCGGCGTCAAACGCGGTTGACAGACAATGCGCTGCAATCAGGTGCTCAACTGTCGCCTTTGCGGCACTGTTTTCTTTGCCCAGCCATCGCACCGACGGAATAATTCCCGGCCCCACAACGTTGCCGACCAACTGACGGCGGATTTTGACCACGCGCGGATTGTTGCGCAGCATATCGCGACCGATCCAACCCAGACGGTCGCGATCAGCGCGCATCGCCTCGACAGCATCTGTGCGATTGATCCTGAAATCCTTGCCGCGCGCCGTTCGGCCCGCCCCATCATAGTGCCCGCCCATGTTGGTAAGCAAAACCCGATGCTGCGCTGCGCTAAGTTCGCGATTCAGCGCCCAGCCAGGCGCCAGTGGCGCAATCATGCTGTTGATCAGACGGGCAATTCGCGAAGGTGGCGGAAAATCACTCACCGGGACTATCTCCAGCCCGTGCTTGTGCTGATGGTTGTGACCCGACCCGAGGAAACATGGCCCAATTCCTGCTTCATCCGCGTTTCGATCCGTTCCATTTCTGACAAACTGCGGAACACGACCTCTTCGCCGTTCAACTTCAGGCTGGTGGCACCCTTCGCCATCGCCGCCTGCAGTTTGTCCAGATCGTCTTGCGTATAGGCCATCGCTGGGACCCCCTCAGAGTTAAAACAATTGGCGCGGGACACGCCGGGACAGCCGCCGGGGCGCGCTCACCACATGCGGGGATACGTCATCAACCGCATCACCGACCAACGGCACCGCATTTTGATTTTCAGGGCCACCGATTGCCCAACTGGCCGGGTTGTCCCAGTTGATCTTTTCGCCGCCCAACTGGATATGCAGCGCGCGCGCCTGCACCAGGTGATCAAGGCTTTCGTTTCGGACCATGCCGGGGCGCTTTTCCCACCCCTTTTCCCCACGCCGTTCAGCCGTGTATTCAATCAGACAATTCTCGGGCATCCATTCCGGAATGATGCAGCGGTTCTCGCCATCTTCGGTTCGCCGAAGCGATGACGCGCACGCGTCTTTCAGCCGGTCGGTCGCCATGTGCAAAATCTTGATATCGCCCGCGACACGACGGCGCGACCGACGACCGCCACTCACCCGCTCTGGCGCGCGCATCCAAACTCGATCCGAATGCCTGCCACCCTGACCACGCGTCAGAAACCAAAGGTGCCCGAGCCCGGCCTTGCGGCGGCGGCGATAAAACCGATATGCGTTTTCCGTGGTCGATCCCCCGCCCTGCATGTCGACTGCCAGGGCAACCGGACGTAGGGCGAAGGCAGCCCCATCGACGGGCCATGCCATATCCGACAACGGATCCAGAACCGCCCAGTCTTCTGCAATATCGAAGGGGCGCACTGTCCGATCAGCAGCATCCGGGGCATCCTCCGGCGGCGTTGAAAGTTCAAAGCGATCAATCGGCTGATGCCGCCCGTTTTCCCCCCACGCCGTAACACCCACGTCAAATCGGTTGCCCTGCGTATCCGCAGAAACGGTGATGTATCGCGTCCAACTCGGGGCCACGCCCTTTGGCGTATCGACACCCTGTGCCTTGTCCTTCAGACCCTGCAACGTGACTTCGTTTTCCGATGTCGCGCTGCGCGGCAGATACGGTTGCGCCTGTCCGGTGTTTGTCGCCGACTTCAAAGCCTCTTCATCCCCGGTTGCCTCGAAGCGGTCGATGGCCTGGCGATACTGCGTCACCAGCTCGGACCAACTGGCAAACGCCGCCGCTGCACCATCAAGCCAATAGCTCAGCAGGTCCGTTCGAACGACGTCAGGGTGATCGATCGGCACCAGAGAGCCATCGCGCGCAACATGCAGCCACCGACCGGACCCATTCAGATCCCGCTTGTGATGGTGGCCAAAAGAATCCTTGCAGTGCGGGCACCGCATCTGTGCCGCTTCACCCGCTTCAACCGGATCGACGCCGTCGGGATAGGTCAGTCTCTTGAACGTCGGTTCGAATTCTGCGCCGCACAGCGGGCATGCCCAATACCACCGCGCCCTGGTGCCGCCGGGATAGAGTGCCAGAACACCATATTTCACAGGCGGGCAATCGTGCGGATGTTCAGCCCGCCAGCTTTCGTCCTTGATCGGGGCGGCAGGGCTCGATTCCACAACAACCATACCGCGCGACATGAACGTGCGGGCGCGCGCGCGCATCAGGCTGTAGGCATCGCCCTCGCCATCAATGGACTCGGGAAAATGATCATAGTCAGTGCCCAGCACCAGGCGTATTGTTGCCGAACTCAGTTTCGTGATTGTTGGCCAATCCAGCGTCAACTGCGTGCCGCCGCTGAACAGCTTTTGATACATCTGGTCCGCGCCGCGACCCTTGGCCAAACGTGCCCGCAACACCGGGCTGTTCTGGATCATCGGCGACAGCTTGTTGCGTTCAAACTCTGCTGCCGCGTCTCGCGTCATCTGAAAAAGCGCGATCCGCCCTGGATTGCTGGACGCCGTATAGGCGATCAACGACATCAGCATCTGTGTTTTG